TAATATTACTGTTGAAACAGACATAGGAATAGATTTTGCACCAATAGAAGAACCTACATATGAAGAAATAGAAATTGAAATTGCTGAAATTGAAATTGCAGAAATAGAAATAGAAGCAGAAATTGAAGCTACAATAGAAGAAACAATATCAGAGGTTGAGGTAGAAGAAGATATAGCAGAACCAGAACAGCAACAAGAGGAGTCAACAACAGAAGAAAACGAAACAGAAAACGACATAGAGATAAAAGAAGTTGAGAAACAAGAACCAGAACAAACAGAAGATACAGAAAAGGAACAAGAAAAAACTGAACAAGAAAAGCAAGAATCATCAAAAGAAAAAGCGGTTAAAAAAATTATGAAAAAGATTGATGATAAAAAAAGATATGATGATGTTTCTCAAACTAAAACCTTAATAGTTATGCAAGTGCTGGGCGATACTAAAAGTTTTTTTGCAGATCAACAACAGTTAATTGATAGGGTTGGATTTTTTACAGATAAATCTTTGCCAGATACAATGATCAATGATAATGATTTAGCAAGTTATTTCTTGTTTGTAGGGAGTGACGGATTAATGAATGAACTAATAGAGAGTCAATGGCAACAGAGATAGATGTAGGTGGTATAAAGTTTAGAGGAGGTAAAATATTCCTTATAATTACTGTTTTAAGTAGTTTTGTAGGCGTATTATGGGGCGGTTTTGAGATTTATTCTAGGTATTTAGACATGGAAAAGAAGATAAACAGCTATGTAGCACCAGATTTAAGTGGATTTGATAAACGATTAGACCTTATTCAGCAAGAAACTGGGATGCTACAATCTGAAATGACTATGATATTAGAAGAAGTAGAATTAGTTGCTGGTGTAGCAAAAGAATTAAAAAATGACCTTAAAGCAGATGTTAGACGTATTGAAACTATTGTTGAAGATGTTGAACAACGAGTTAAAGAAGATGGTAGAGAAAACTCTAAAGATTTAAAAGAAACTGTTAATGAATTAAAAGACGAAATGAAAGCGTTAGAAGAAAAGATTGATAAAAGAATTAAACTTGCATTAGAAAATCCATTAAGTCAATTAAATGGTTAAAAAAATAGATACTGGTAAATCTATCTTTGATAAAGTAAAGAAAAGAACAAGTATTGGTGCTTCATCAAGGTCTAAACCAAAAAACAAACATAAATTGAAGTCTTGGAAAAAATATAATAGACAAGGTTAATGTGGTTTGTTCATACTATAGTTTGTATTTATAATATTTCTATTGCACCCTTTTGCGTGTATGATGGTAAACTACCTATGAAGTTTGACGATTTAAAATCTTGCGATATTTTTATTGATAATGTAATTGAAGCTATTAATGACGATTTAATAGAGAAAGAAATTGGTTTACTTATGAAGTGCATGAAAGACTATGAGCAAATTAACACCTAAAACTACTAAAGAGCATATCCTCCACATTTACAACAAACTTGATTTGTTAGAAAACAATCATTTAAAACATATGCAACGAGACATAGACCGACTTAATTATATTTTATGGGCGATTGGGTTTATGGTAGCTACGCAATTTGTGGCGTGGATTTTGCGTATGTTTGGCTGATGGACGATAAAGAGTGGGACGAACTCAAACTTATCCAAGAAAAACTACATGAGGCTCTTGATAAGGGATATCCCCCATTAGGAACAGGCGGACCTCATAATCCTAAAGGTGCAAAGAAAATAGTAGAAGAAGTAACTAAAATCCCTAGAACTACTCTTCAAAGAAAAATAGATAAGATAGAAAAACTAGCATTAGATAGTTCTCATTGGAGAATAGAATGGGAAAGATATAAAGAAGTAAAACCTCAAATAATTATAGAGGAATACAAAAAGCCTGTTGTAAGAATACCAGCACAAAAAAACACTTTTAGCGACCCAACAAAAGTTTTTGTTATACCTGATGCTCATGTTTCCCCTGAGCAAGACCATGAGAGATTTTATTGGATTGGCAGACAGATAAGAGAATACAAGCCAGATCATCTTGTTTGTATAGGCGATTTTTGTAGTTTTGATAGTTGCTCAACATTTGATAAAAACCATACTGTAAAAGGTCAAAAGAAACCGCCAATACTAGCTGACATTAATGCTACAAGAGATGCTTTAGAATTATTGTATGAGGGTATGGGAGATGTAAAACCTATAAAACATTACACATTAGGCAACCATGAACAAAGATTGTATAGATATGAAAATGAAAACAAAGAAGTTGTAGGTGCATTTTCTCAGCAATATGAAAGAATGTTTATGGAAAAAGGTTGGGGAATATCTCAATATGGAGATTTTTATTTCATAAAAGGAGTAGCTTTTGTTCATGTTCCTCTTAATGAAATGGGTAGAGAGATTGGGGGAAAGTTAGCAGAGGCAAGTCAGGTTTCAAATGGTGCAACGCATGATATAGTTTTTGGTCATAGCCATAGAGAAAGATCATGGAGAGCCTCAAAGCTGGGTAGAGGTAATTATGTTAAGATTGTGAATGTAGGGACTTGCATGGACTATGGTCATGTTGAAAGTTATGCTAAAAATAGTGCAAATGGTTGGAGTTATGGAGTAAGTCAGTTGTTGTTGGCTGATGGTCATGTTCAGGGACATAACTTTATATCTATGCTAGAACTAAAGGAGAAGTATGAAAGAAAAAAAGACGAAAGACCCAATAGTAACAGAACTGATGAACCAACTAGCTGATAGGTCAAATAGAGGTATTATCAAATACAAGAATACTATGAAGTCAGCCAGAATGAATAAGATACAAGCGATAGAAAATAGTATAGAAGAATTATTAGATGCGGCTGTATATTTGAAAAAAGCAGTGCATGAATTAAAACAAGAAGAAGAAGAAATATATTTAGGTATAGGAGGAACAAGATGAATTTAGAAGCCATGAAAGAAGAAATAAAACAAGAAGAAGGTTATTCAAATAAAGTTTACTTTGACCATTTAGGCTATGGCACAATAGGTTATGGTCATTTAGTTAAACCATTAGATAACTTTGTTGAGGGAAAAGTTTACGATAATAAAGAATTAGAAAAAATTTTTGAGTATGACTTTAAAATAAGTTTACAGGATATGGAAACTATTACTAAAGATTTAGATATTGTAGACCAAGCTAAGGAAATATTAGTGTTAATGCTATATCAACTTGGGAGAACTAAGGTCTTAAAATTTAAGAGAATGTTTGAAGCCTTACGCAAAAAAGATTATGATAGTGCGGCAAACGAAATGTTAGATAGTTTATGGGCAAAGAAACATACACCAGCGAGAGCCGAGAGATTGGCGAAGAGAATGAGAGAATTGACCTGAGAAAGTGTAAGAAAAGAATTACGACTTTTGAAGAGAAAACTTATGTGAATGAGATGCGTAAAAAATATCAACATGATGATCTTAGAACTAAGATGATGAAAATAAGTAAACAATTACAAGAAGAGGGAAAAATATATGGTGCTAGGTAAAATATTTGGTGGAGACACACTTAAAACTGTTGGAACAGTAATAGATGATTTGCATTTTTCAGGAGAAGAGAAAGAAAAGCTAAAACTTCAAATGAAAGAGATAGATGCAAAACTAAAAGAAAAACAATTAGATATAAACAAAGTAGAAGCTGGTCATAGGTCAATATTTGTTTCTGGCTGGAGACCATTTTTAGGTTGGATTTCTGGTTTAAGCATAGGATATGTTTATCTATTTCAACCAATATTAGATATGATTTTACAAATGTTCTCAGTTAAAGTAGATTGGGTTGTCCTTGATCTTGGTCAACTTATGCCTTTAATACTTGGAATGTTAGGTCTTGGGGGTTTAAGAAGTTTTGAAAAAGCTAAGGGACTTACAAAATAGGGGGTAAGATGAAACAAAAGATAGAAAAATGGTGGGACTCATTTTTATCTTTAAAATGGTGGGTTCAAGCGATTATTATTGTGGTAATAACAATCGGAGTACATAATTATATTTTACATTAGGAGATAGCTATGCCAAGTCATTATGGTGGCGGTATGACCGCTAGACAAAAGAAAAAGTTGCCAAAAGGCTTACAAAAAGCCATTATGAAAAAGAAGAAGAAGAAAAAGAAAAAGAGATAATGGCAAAGAAAAAGAAAAAGAAAAAACCGCCTAAAG